TGCCGGATCTGATCGGGCGGATGCTCGGCGAGCGCATCGGCCGGATCCAGAACGATCACTTCACCACGGGCTCAGGCGTCTCGCAGCCGAACGGCCTTTTGACGGCGGCCACGGACTCGGCGGTCACGACCGTCTCCACCACGCTCATCAGCTATGACGAGATGGTGAACCTGGAACACTCGGTTGATCCGGCGTATCGGCCTGGCGCGAAGTGGATGTTCCATGACGGCGCGCTGAAGGCGCTGAAGAAGGTCAAGGCGCTGCAGTATTCCGGCGATACCACCGGCCTGCCGATCTGGCTGCCGGGCCTCGCCGTGAATGCGCCCGATACCATCCTCGGGTATCCCTACGTCGTAAATCAGTCGATGAGCACCCCGGCGACGACCGTCAAGTCGGTGCTCTTTGGCGCGCTGAACAAGTACATCGTCCGCGACGTGCGCGACATCACGCTCGTGCGGCTCAACGAACGGTACGCCGATTATCACCAGGTCGGGTTCCTCGCCTTCGCGCGCAGTGACGGCGACTTGCTCGACGCCGGGACGCGCCCGGTGAAGTACCTGACGCAAGGCTAATTCGTGATGCCAGCGGGCGCGTCCATTCCGGGCGCGCCGTTTGGTTTCCTATTTCCTGGAATGAGGTTGGCATCATGGCGCAAGTCACGTGGCTCGAACGCAACAAAGCCCAGAAGCTGGTGGATCATACCGCCGCGGGCACGACCGTCATCGCCTCGCCATCCGTCAACATGCATGACGATGGCGGCAGCGAAGGCGTCGTGTTCATCACGTCATTCGGTACGGCAAACGCGACGAACAATTACTGCTATGCCGAGCAGTCGGCCGACGATTCGTCATGGACCTCCGTTACTTCCCATGCCGTCCTGTCCTCGGGTAGCTCCGATGAAGACGTCATGCTGGAAGTGCGGCACCCCACCAAACAGTACGTGCGGCTCTATGTCGGGCGGGCGACCTCGTCCACCGTGGAATCGATCTGGGCGATTCGGTACGGCGCACGACATCGGCCTGTCACCTCCAACAGCCTGAGCGGCACGTCGATCTCTGTGACGCAGGAAGGTCCGTCCTAAGTCATGGCGACGATCAGTTTCGACTTTCGGGGCCGGTGTGTGGGAGAGAACGTGACCGCTGAGGCGCTGGCGTCTGCGATCACGTTGTTTCTGCAGACCTGGCAGGACGCCGGCGGGGATGTGCATGGCAACGGGGTGGATCTCCACCTGGATCCGGTTGATGCCGAACCGGAGCCAGCACAGACACAGGAACCCACCACGCCGGAACCGGAACCGATCGTAGAACCGGCGCCCAGTGAGGAGCCGTCGTCGTGAAACTGCGATTCCTCCAGATGGTCGAGTCGCGCAGTCCAGGCTTTCCTTTCCAGCCGGGGCAGATCATCGAACTGCCCCGGCCGACGAAGGAAATGTTCGGGTGGATCAAGCGTGGGTGGGTGGAAGTGCTCAAAGAGGAGCCTGAGCGCGCGGTGGTCCATGACACGAACGAGCACGCCGTCATCGGCCGGAAATGACTGAGTCCTACGCCATCGGGGCGGAGTGGATCCGCACCGTGGAGCCGGCGATCGAACCGCTGACGATCGCGGAGGCTAAAGCGCAAGCTCGGATCACTATTCCTGCGGAAGACAGCCTATTCGATGGCTGGATCCGAGCGGCGAGACACGAGGCTGAGAAGTATCTCTCGCGGGGGCTGCTCACGCAGACGTGGAAGTTGGTCCTCGATCAGTTCGCCGACGTGATGTCTCTCCCGATGGCAGCGCCGCTGCAGTCCGCAACGATCGCCTATTACGACACGGACGGCACGCTGCAAACGCTGGCGACGTCGTACTACGCGGTGAATACGACGAGCCGGCCGGGACGGATCGAGCGGAAGCCGCAGCAATCGTGGCCGTCGATTCAGGGCGACAAGCTGGGCGCGATCGAGATCACGTACGTGGTGGGCTGGACGACAGCGGCCTTGGTGCCAGACGACATCAAGCAGGGGATGCGGATGTATATCGCGTATCTCGAATGTGACCGGGAAGGACTGGACGGGACGGCAGCACTGAGCGCCGCGCGGTGTCTCTGGTCCGATCGCGTGTTCTGGAAGGAGCCGATGTGTTAATCGTGGCTCGCCGCTCGACGCGCAATTCACGCTGTGGTGGCTGTGCGGATGCGCGCAACGTCAACGTCACGCTCGCGACGGTCTCAGGTCGGACGTCGGACCTTGATGGCGGCTGGACTGATACCTACACGAACCTGACGCCGCCGACCGATTGGGTCAGCATGGCTTCGGCGAGCGCCGAAGACATCGAGCGGATCTTCGGCAACACCCTGACAGTCGCGGTGACCGAGATCGTCTCGATGCGGTATCGCGCGGACATGAATATGAATGCGCGGATCACCTTCACGGACGCGGGCGGGACACACGTCCTGTATGTGCGCGGGCTGCGTGATGTGGAGCGGCGCAACGTCGAACTCAAGCTCGCGTGCTCTGAGAGTATCGCGGTCGCCGTGGTGCCGGCATGAGCGCGTCTGTGCAGTGGACCGGATTGGAATCTTTTCGCGCAGCTATGACCAATCTACCGAAAGAACTGAACGCCGAAGGCTTCGCGATCGTGCAGGAGAACACCGAAGGTGCGGCGTCAGAGATTCGCCTGAAGTATCCCGGCAAGCATTCGATCCCGCGACATGGCACGTGGCCGCAGCAAACCACGAGCGGCAATCTGCGCGATCGCGTGAAGACGTCGTATCCGTCGAGCACGATCCTGATCGGCACGGTCAAGAGCACGGCGCCTCATGCGGGTCTATATGAATTCGGGACACAAACGCGCCACACGGACAGTGGGGCGACTCGTGGCGCGTCCCCACCGCATCCGGTGACGGTGCCCACGGCACGGAAATATCGCCGCAAGATGGAGACCGAACTCATAGCGATGGTGCAGCGGCACGGCTTGGAGACGAGCGGTGGCTGATCCCGCTGCCGTTGACGCGGCTGTCATCGCCAAGCTACTGGCAGATACGGCGCTCATGACGACCTGCACAGACAAGGTCTATCGCGACCTCGCCCCGCAAGGCGCGACCCGGTTCGTGATTGTGAACCTCCAGGACGCACACACGGAGCGGCAGTTCAACCAGATCGGCTTCGAGGAATACGTCTATCTCGTGAAAGCCGTAGTCAAGGGCAAGAGTGGGATCGACGCGAACACGGCGGCGGCGCGGATCGATGCGTTGCTCGAGAACGGCGGCGCGGGCGGTTCACTCGGCATCGTCACGGGCTACGGCGTGATGACGACGGGACGCATTGAGGACGGCTGGCGCGTGCGATATACGGAAGCGGATCCCGACAACGAAGACGAGCGCTGGCAGCACGCCGGGGGCTTGTATTCAGTGTGGGTCTCACCAAGCTAATGCGCGCCTTAATCACGCACCCCGGCGCCTCATGGTCGACCGCCGATGTGTTCGACGGCCTCTGCTACGGCCTGACACAGCACGGCGTGGACGTGGTGCCCTATCGTCTCGATCACCGGATCGAAGTGGCCCAAAAGGCGTTATGGGCCGTCTGGCGCAAAGCCTCGAAGATCAACGCCGCCACCCCGAAGCCCACTACGGCGGACATCCTCGCCCACGCGGGGATGGGCGCACTGGAGATGGCGCTGCGACAGCAGGTGGACGTGGTGATCGTGGTGAGCGGCGTCTTGCTGCAGCCGGACGTCCTGACATTGATGCGGCGGGCCAGCTTCAAGGTATTTGTGCTGTTTACGGAAAGTCCGTATGACGAGGCGCACGAAGTGGCACTCGCCGCGCGGGCGGATGGCTGCTGGACGCATGAGCGCACATCAGTGGAGGCCTTGCAGCGGGTGTGTCCGCACGCGTGGTATCTGCCGCATGGCTGGCACCCGGAACGCCACAGGCACGAGAAGACGGCGAATGATCTCCCCTGTCACGACGTCGTGTTTGTCGGCTCTGGCTTTCCCGAGCGGATCACTTTCTTCAACCGGATCGACTGGACCGGGATCGATCTCGGCTTGTATGGCATCTGGGAAGGCTTCGGCCTGAAAGATGAATTGCTGCGGTGCATCAAGAGCGGTCCGATCAGCAACGAGCAGGCCGCGGCACTCTATCTGAACGCGAAGATCGGGCTGAATCTGTATCGCTCGCCACGCGGTTGTAGCAATCACGGCGAATCGCTGAACCCGCGCGCCTATGAGCTGGCCGCCTGTGGCTGCGTCTCGATCAGCCAATACCGAGCCGAAAGTGCGGACCTTTTTAGCGCGCTCGTGCCCACCTTCGAGACGCCCCAAGAGGCGGAAGTCCTCATCCGGGAATGGCTCACACTCCCAGCCGCTCGCGACGCCATCGCCGCCTTGCTGCCGGAGCGTGTCGCGGAATGCTCCTGGAATTATCGCGCCGATCAGGTGATCTGGAACCTCGAACAAGAAGCGCGCTCCATCGTCAGCGGGCCGGGGCCGGATCTGCCAGTCGCGCAATCGGACGATCGTGTGTTTGAGGGTGTGACGGCTGACATCGCGCAATGGACATCGTCGCCCGCGTGGTCGGAGGCGACGCCGTGAAGCAGCCGGTTTATATCATCGCGCACCCAGGTGCGAGCCAGTCCACTTGTGATGTGGAAGCCGGCCTGTTCTACGGCTTGCAGTATCACGGCATCAAAGTCTGGCGCTATCGGCTGGACATGTTGCTCCAGCCAGCGAAGCACTGGTGTCGTGCTCGCTATCTCGGCCTCCGCAAACACGATCCGAGCATCGCAAAACCCACGAAGGAGCAGGAGTTCTATCAGGCCGGGATCGACTTACTCGGGATGGCGCTACGCCATGAAGCCGACGCGGTGATCGTCGTGAGTTTCATGCTGCTGCATCCCGACGTCGTCGTGATGATGCGCCGAGCCGGCCTGAAAGTCTACGCGGTGTTCACGGAAACCCCGTACGACATGGATGAAGAACTCGTGCGCGCGGGCCTCGTGGATGGCTGCTGGACGAATGAACGGACGGCGGTATCTGCGTTCAAAGCGGTGCAGCGGAATTCAGGCTATCTCCCGCATGGCTGGCACCCGGAACGCCACAAGGTTGGCTTGCAGCCAGACGACGAGAAGGTGCCCGCACACGATGTCGTGTTTGTGGGGACGATGTTCAACGAGCGGATCGCGTGGCTCGATTCGATGAACTGGGACGGGATCGACCTGGGCCTCTACGGCAATCTCGAAATGATCCCCTCGCGCCATCGGCTCCGCAAGTTCTGCAAAGGCGCGCAGATCAGCAACCGCACGGCGGCGGCTTTGTATCGACGGGCAAAGATCGGGCTCAACCTCTATCGCGATACCCCGGCAGGATTACCGCCGGCGGAAAGTTTGAACCCGCGCGCCTACGAGCTCGCGGCGTGTGGCGTGTTCGCGCTCAGTCCTGAGCGGAAAGAAGGCAAGGAACTCTTCGGGAGCTTGGTGCCGGCGCCAACAGAAGCCGCCATTCGGGAGTGGCTTCGTAATGCCGAGGGACGCGCGCATGTGCAGGCGCTGTTACCTGCCACGGTGGCGAATGCGTCGTGGGTGACACGGGCAGAGCGGGTGATCGGGGATCTTCAGATGCTCGATGATCTGCATCGTCTCCAACGGGCCGGGTAAGCAGGGGGTTCCACATGGCGAGATACCACGGAAAAGCGGGGCGCGTCGCGCTGGCGTCGAGCGGCACCGGGAACAAA